CGTTCAAAAAAAGTAACTAAGCAAATGTGGGCTAAGATGGATGATGATAAAAAAATCGATGCACTTCTATCCGTAGTTAAAGACCCAGACGATGCTGAGAAACATTTTGATAAAAAGTGGAATGAATTACCATCTGGATTTGAAAGAGATATGACAATCTATGAATCAATCAACGAAGCTAAAGAACCTGAAGTAATTACTCAATTAAGAAAAATCGTAAAAGATAAACAAAACGATTTGATTAAAGATACTAAGACGGGTAGAAAGATAAGAGTTGATATGAATTCAGCAAACCTAATGATTCAAGTATACGATGCACTTAAAAGCCAATCTAATAAAGATAAGTTTGTTAATGGTGGTGTTGTTAGTATGGGACTTATGGCATTCAAACTTATGAAGAAAGAAAATACTTCTGAAGTAATTGAAGAAGCTGAGTATCAAGGTAGAAAAGTAGAACTTAACAAGCCAATGCAAGGTGATGTTAAGAAATTTAAAGTTTATGTTAAGAACGATAAAGGTAATGTTGTTAAAGTAAACTTTGGTCAAAAGGGAATGGTAATCAAAAAAGATAATCCTGCAGCCCGTAAATCATTTAGAGCAAGAATGAATTGTGATAACCCTGGCCCAAAATGGAAAGCAAACTACTGGTCTTGTAAAAAATGGTAATTGGGTTTATTAAAAATAATTTAATATTTATTACTATAAACAAATTTAAAAACATTAAATTATGAACATAGCATTAATTATCATAGGAATCGTAGTAATCGCAGTGGGAATATACTCAGTACTACTATATATGGGTAAAATAAAAGATACAGATGGGGATTTTATTCCAGATGTAGTAGAGGACAAAATAGATGACATCAAAGAAGATGTCTCAGCCGTAAAATCAGAAGTTAAGCGTAGAGTCAAACGAGTTAAAGAAGAAATTAACGATGTTAAAAAATCTACATCTGAAGTTATCAACCAAATAGATGATGTGGCTAAAGCAGCAGGTGGTTCAAAACGAAAAGGTAAAAAACCTACAAAAGTAACAAAGAGTTCTCTTCGAACAATGAAAAAAGTTGAACTAATATTTCAAGCAAAAAAAGACTTTGGTATTAAATTAGATTCTAATCTTTCAAAGACTGCATTGATTAATAAGGTGTATGAGTTACATCATAAAAAGTAATGAATGAATTTCTAAGTAATATAAAGAACATTATCATATTGGTATTGATTGTAATAATAATACTAATGCAACAATGTTCTGGCCCATCTATGGGGTTTAGTTTGTTTCCTAAAAAAGACAAACAACCGATTATGACAGAAGGTTCGGTTATTACTAAAATAGAAACAAAATGGGATACTTTAAAAATAGATAGTTTAGTATATGTACCAAAATGGAGAACTCGTATAGTCACAGAGCACGATACGATACCCACCGACATCGATACATTATCAATTCTAAAAGATTATTACTCAAAGTATTTTTACACAGACACATTAGATTTAGATTCATTGGGTAATATAGTAATTAATGACACTATATCAAAAAACCAAATAATATTCAGAGAAATCAATCCAAACATTTATATTCCAACTACAACCATAGAACGTGATTCATTAATTTCTAAACATGAGTTCTATTATGGATTCGGATTAGCAGGTAACCAAAATCAATTCAGTTATATTGGGGGTGAATTACTTTGGAGAAGCAAACAGAAAAAAGTCATTGGAGCTGGGTTAGGTATTAACCAAAATCTACAACCCATTATTTCATTTAGAATGATGTGGAAAATTGGTAAATAAGTTTTATGTCACAATCTATAAAAGAACTCATTAGAGAAGAGTATATTAAATGTGCTAAAGACCCAGTTTACTTCTTTAAGAAATATTGTTATATACAACACCCAAAGAGAGGTAAAATTCTTTTTGATTTGTATCCGTTTCAAGAAGATGTTATGGGTGAGTTTAACAACCACCGATACAATGTAATTCTTAAATCACGTCAGTTAGGTATCTCAACATTATCCGCAGGTTATTCTTTATGGATGATGTTATTTCACGAAGATAAAAACATATTGGTAATTGCAACTAAACAAGAGGTAGCTAAAAACTTAGTTACTAAAGTTAGGTATATGCATGAGAACTTACCGAGTTGGTTAAGGGGTGATACCGAAGAAGATAACAAACTATCCTTACGATTACGAAATGGTTCAACAATTAAAGCAACATCAGCTAGTGGTGATGCAGGTCGTTCTGAAGCATTATCAATGTTGATTATAGACGAGGGTGCATTCATTAAAGGTATTGACGATATATGGGCATCATCCCAATCCACACTATCTACTGGTGGTAAGGCAATTGTATTATCAACTCCGAATGGTGTTGGTAACTTCTTTCATAAGACATGGTTAAAGGGTGAGCAAGGTGATGGGTGGAATCCAATTAAATTACATTGGACTGTACATCCAGAACGAACTGAAAAGTGGAGAAAAGAACAAACTCAACTATTAGGTGAAAAGATGGCAGCACAAGAATGTGATTGTGATTTCATTTCATCTGGTTATACAGTTGTTGATGGTGAATTACTACGATGGTATGAAGAAACTCACGTACAAGAACCAGTTGAAAAGCGTGGTTTTGATGGAAACTATTGGTTATGGCAGCAACCAAACTACAGTAGAGATTATATTGTAGTAGCAGATGTCGCTAGAGGTGATGGTGTTGATTACTCAGCGTTCCACGTTATAGATGTAGAATCTATGGAACAGGTCGCAGAGTATAAGGGTAAAATAGATACCAAAGATTACGGTAGAATGTTAGTTAACGTTGCAACTGAATGGAATGATGCATTATTAGTAATTGAAAACGCAAACATTGGGTGGGCAGTAATTCAAGAAGCAATTGATAGAAACTATACAAACTTATATTATTCATACAAAGAATTTGGGTATGTCGATGATGATGTTCATTTACAAAAGGGATATGATTTAAAAGATAAATCTCAGATGGTGCCAGGATTTTCAATGACAAGTAGAACTCGTCCATTGGTTATCTCAAAATTAGATACTTATATGAGGGAGAGAGTTCCAATCATCCGTTCTAAACGATTAATTGATGAACTTTTTACTTTCATATGGAATGGTAGTAGAGCAGAAGCACAGCGTGGTTATAATGATGATTTAACAATATCATTCTCAACTGCATTATGGGTTAGAGATACTGCATTAAAATTGAGACAACAAGGAATTGAATTAAGTAAAAGAGCACTATCGGCAACAGCAAAACAATCGGGTGTTTTTAAAACAGGACAAAGTACTGCTAAGAATTCTTGGAAACTAAATACAGGTAGAGGTGACGAAGACATCAGTTGGTTATTGTAACGAATTCAGATGAAACAAAATTAGGATATTAAAAATATTTTTTGTATATTTATAGATTGTAGACAATAAGTAAAACGTAAATTATGGCAGATACATCATTATTCAAACGACTTTCTAAGTTATTTTCAACACAAGTCGTTGTGCGACGTGTTGGTAAGGATAAGATAAAAGTAATCGATTCAGCAAGAATGCAGTCTGATGGTAATCGCAGAGGTTCTGCGTATTATGATAGATATGGTAGACTACATGGTTCTAACTCAAGAAAGAACTGGCAAACATACAACGAACGATTTAACTACCATTCAAACAAATTAGAACTATATACTGATTATGAAGCAATGGATAAAGATTCCATTATTTCATCTATATTGGATATATACTCAGATGAGACTACCCTAAAAAATGATATGGGTGATGTACTTCGTATCAAATCATCTGATGAGAAATTAAAGAAAACACTACACAACCTATTTTACGATGTATTGAATATTGAGTTCAATTTATGGTCATGGGTAAGGGGTATGAACAAATATGGCGATTACTATCTTTACTTAGATATTGATGATGAGTTAGGTGTTGTAAACGCACAACCATTATCTGCATATGAAACTAGAAGAGAAGAAGGTTATGATTTAGATAACCCTTATTCAGTAAGATTTGAAATAGAAGAACAAAACACAAACGCAATTTCACAAAGAAACAATACTAAGTTTTTAGAATCATTTCAAGTAGCACATTTCAGATTATTAACTGATACAAACTTTTTACCATATGGTCGGTCACTATTAGAAGGTGCACGTAAGGTTTGGAAACAGTTAACACTTATGGAAGATGCAATGCTTATTCATAGAATTATGAGAGCACCTGAAAAAAGAGTTTTTAAAATTGATATTGGAAACATTCCACCAGCAGAAGTTGATTCGTACATGGCAAATATCATTGACCAAATGAAGAAAGTCCCATATGTAGATGAAGCGACTGGTGAGTACAACTTAAAATTCAATATGCAGAATATGCTAGAGGATTATTACTTACCTGTAAGAGGTGGGCAAAGTGGTACTGAGATAGACACATTAAGTGGTATGGAGTTTACCGGTATTGATGATATTGAATATCTAAAGAATAAAATGTTGGCTGCATTTAAAGTTCCAAAAGCATTTATTGGATTTGAAGATGGTGTTGAGGGTAAGTCTACATTGGCACAAGAAGATATTAGATTTGCAAGGTCGGTAGAGAGAATCCAAAAGATTGTTCTTTCAGAACTAACTAAAATTGCAGTAGTACATTTATATTCACAAGGATATACAGATGAGGAATTAGTAAACTTTGAATTAGAGTTAACAACACCATCTATTATATATGAGCAAGAGAAGGCGAACCTTTGGTCTGAAAAAGTATCTTTAGTTTCTGATATGAAAGACCTTAAAATGATATCACAAGAATGGATGTATAAAAACATTTTCAATATGTCAGATGATGAGTGGAAAGAAGAGCAGTTTAAAGTTATTAATGATATTAAATTGGGATTCAGACATGAGCAAATCGAATCAGAAGGTAATGACCCAGTCAAAACTGGAGAATCATTCGGAACTCCACATGATTTAGCAACACTACAACAAAGTGGTGATGGAGTTGATGATAATAGCGGAGCAAATGCAGGATTTCCAACTGTTGAAGACACAGGTGGCGCACCTGAAGGTGGATTTGAAGGAGCAGGTAGACCTAAAGAAAGTGGTAACTATGGAACGGACGAAAATCCATTTGGTAGAGACCCATTAGGAAATAAATCTATTTCAGTAAAAGCGGATAGACCTGGTCATTCGTATAATGCGAACGAAGTTTTAAATAAAGAAGTCACCAATTCAATGTTATCTAAAATGAAATATAAGACAAAAACTAAGAAGATAATTACTGAATCACTCAAATCTGATGATAATAATAAAGAATCAGGACTATTAGATGAGAAAAACATATTGAATTTTGATAAATAGGATATTTATAACCAAATATATAGGTTACTTTGTCAAAAATAGAAGGAACTAATGAAGAATATTAAACATAGTAAGTACAAAAATACAGGCATTCTATTTGAATTGTTAGTACGTCAAATTGCGACAGATACTTTGAACAACAAAGATTCAAAAGCAACTGCTATTATCAAAGAACATTTTGGAAAACAAACTGATTTGGCAAAGGAATTAAAGTTATACCAATCTGCTATCAAAGAATCTTTCAATTCTGATTATAAAGCAGGTGAGTTCCTTAACATTATACTTAATGAAAGACGTAAACTTACAGAGTCTACACTAAATAAACAAAAGTACAACTTAATAAAAGATATTAAGAGTAATTTTGTATTAGAGGATTTCTTTAAGTATAGAATTTCAAACTACAAAGAGACCGCATCGGTGTATAAGTTATTTGAATACAAAAACTCAGATAACCCAAAACAATATGTAGAATGTAAATCAACATTGTTGGAACATTTAACTGGAAAATCACAAAATTCGGATAAAGTTGTAACTACAATCAATGAAGATTACGCCAAACAACCAAAAGAAGTTAGATTGTTGGCGTGGAAGATGTTAGTTGAGAATTTTAACAACAAATATACAAATTTATCAGACAAACAACGTAGTATTCTTAAAGAATACATAAATTCAGTTGACAACTCTGAAAAATTAAAGAAGTTTGTTATAAGAGAGACAACAGAATTACAAAAATCACTAAAATTAGTAAATATTACCGACAAGGTGACTAAAATAAAAATTAATGAAGTGATTTCATTGGCGTCTAAACTTAAATCATCAAAAGTAATAACTGAATCACAAGTTTTATCACTACTCAGATACTATGAATTATACGATGAGTTAAATAAGGCATTTAAATGAAAAGTTTCATAAAAGAAATCGAAGATAAGTTTGATGAGATTGAAGAAGCCAATGTAACTGGTAACTTAGATGGTGGTGAAGGGCCCGTTAAGACCCCATATGCGTTTTCAAAGAGTAAAGATGAAGATGAGTTAGATGATGACCACATTGAAGTGTTAGGTATGAAGAAGTCAAAGGAAACTAAAATGAATACAAAAAAATTAGAATCTTTAGAACGTAAGTTAGAAAATAAAATTAACGAAATTTCTTATAAGGAATATAAGAAAGATGAAAACCTAAAACAACATCAGAAAATCAATCATTCTATCAAAGAAATTAATAGTATGATGTTTAAATTAGAAAGAATTGTTAATCAAAATACTAAATTAAAGACAGAAGCAGGAGTTCACAATGGTCAGTATTGGGAATCAACGCAGAGACGATTCAGTAAGATTTCAGAACGTATGCTAAAAGTGGCTAGAAACCTAAAAGAGTTATCCGCATGATTTCTAAAAAGAAAATATTAAAAGAAGAACTTTCAAATAAAGATTTGGAAAATATTCGTCTACTTATTAGATATGAGGTAGCACAGATTATGTTTGATTTATATAGAAAACGAAAAGTTTGGGATAAGTAATGAGTAGACTATTAGTAGATATTATTCCGTTTAAAATGAGTAAGACTCAAATCAATGAATCATTGGAAGATAACAATGGTAGATTGATTGTTAATGGTGTTTTACAGAGAGCGGAAGCAGAAAACCAAAATGGTAGAGTTTATCCACGTTCAATCTTAGAAAGAGAAGTGGATAAGTACAAAGGTAGAGAAATCAAAGAAAATAGAGCATTTGGTGAATTAGACCATCCAGAATCATCAGTAGTTGAACTAAAAAACACTTCACATATCATCAGAGACGTATATTGGAAGGGTGACGATGTAATGGGTAAAGTAGAAGTACTTAAAACACCAGCAGGTAATATCCTCAAAGAGCTTTTAGAAGCAGGGTGTACGGTTGGTATCTCTTCAAGAGGTATGGGTTCTGTAAAAGAAGCAAGTAATGGTAAATCTGTTACTGTGGAAGATGACTTTGATTTGATATGCTGGGACTTCGTTTCCAACCCATCAACACATGGTGCATTTATGAGACCAATGAACGAATCAGTAGTAGGTAAGGGCAAAACACCATCATATAAAAAAATTAATACATTAGTAAGAGATATCATCTGTGAAATAGATGGTGTTTGTTCAATTTAAGGATATCACATGAAAAAACTAAAAGATTTACTGAATGAAACTATCAACCCACAGTTAGGTAAAGTTTATTCTGACCCATACGCTAAATCATTCGTTAAAGAAAACGAAGATGAAGAATCCTCAGAGATGACTACAGAACAAAAACATGCATTCTTAGAAGCAGTTAAAGCATACAAATCATTTGGTGAAACTGTATATAGAAACGAAGGGTTATCTGAAGTATACGAATCAATCAGAGGGTTGGTAGAAGTTGCTGGTAAAAATATGGTTAAAGAAACTGAAGGTTCATTTGATGGTATTACTGTTAGTAGACACGTAAAGAGAATGAATGAATCATTCAAAATATTTGAAAAAACTTTAAGAGAAGTTGCAACACTACAACAACGATTAGAATCATCTTATGATGAAATCGGTGAAACATTAGGAAAGTATTACGAAATCAATGAAACTGATGATAGCGAAATTGAAGAAGGTAACGAATTTGGTGCAGCAAGAGCAAAAGCAATCGCAAATGGTGATAGTGAATTTGAAGTGGATGGGAAAACTTACAAAGTTACTAATGTTGATAAAGAAGATAAAGAGAAT